GTCGATGTGGTGGAAGTGTGCAGATGTGGGGAATGCGAAAATTGGAAAGCAGACTTCCCATACAACACTTGCGCATTGTTTGGTGGACGCTGGAACGAGAATATGTTTTGCTCATACGGAAGGAGAAAAGATGGCTAACACAACGATGATGTTCCCAAACGCTGTAGAAGAGTTTATGGAACAATACAAGATGGTTGATACAGAGCAGATTTATAGCAATGGAATAGAATATGTTCCAATTTTTCGTATGGAACAATGGTTTGCACATCAAGCCGATACTCCACGGTGGATACCAGTTACAGAGAGATTGCCCGAAGAAGAGGGGCAGTACCTTGTGTCCTGTGATACCGATTACGGGGTAGAGGTTGGAGGATTTTACATCGACGAGGATGGGGAAAGATACTTTAGTTGTGACTGGAACGATCCTGACGACATCGAAGCATGGATGCCGTTACCGACTCCCTATAAAGGCGGTGAGGACGAATGATTATCACAGCAACCAGCACCATCGTATTTGACCCGGCAACGGAGTATATGGACAGCATCGACTTTGCCGAGAAGAACCCCGAATACAAGTTGGTGTCCGAAACCACAACAGCGAGGATATACGAGCGCAAAGAAACGGTGCAGACGGTGTACAGAAAGAGGGCGAAAGAATGAATGACGACACTATCAGTAGACAGGCGGCGATAGATACAGTGTCCGAGAGAACGAGAAGAATCATCAATCATTATCCGTATGTCCATCTTTTTGGCAAGTGGTATTTGGTTCGAAGATACACATACCCCGCGAAAAGATGGAGCTTATGGAAGTTGATTCGGGATAAACAATGAATGACAGGAGGCGAGCAGGATGGATGATTTAATCAGCAGACAGGCGGCAATAGAGGTTGCGGATGCCGTTTGGACAGTAACAGGCGATAAAAATGTCGCAAAGGTTTGGCAACAGATAAAAGACCTACCATCCGCAGAGCGGCGGGGACAGTGGATAGATATTACCAAATGCGGCGGATGTAGCGTTTTTAAGTGTAGCGAGTGCGGCGATTTACAACTTGAAGAGTCATATTACTGCCCTAACTGCGGAGCAAGGATGGATGGTGAAGATAAATGAAACTTGTACAAGTCGCAGAAGCGAATAAGAAGTATTACACCAAGGAATTTATCCACGGCTTCAATATTGGAGCGAAGACCCAGTACGAAGCGGACAAGAAAGAAGCGGAGCGGACGGGCCGGTGGATTTTTAAGACAGATAGACGCATTGTGGACGGTTACGACTGGCAATGCGATCAATGCGGGTCGTGGCAAATGTACACTTCAAATTACTGCCCACGCTGCGGCGCAAAGATGGACGAGGTGGAAGAATGACATTACAGGGAGCAATTCAACAACTACACGATCTGCGGAGTGATGATAACTTTCCCTTCTATTACAAGCCTGCGATCGACAAGGTGATAGAAACAATCCTAACGGATGCGCAAGAAGTACGGCACGGACGGTGGATACCAGATTTTGGCGGGAAGTTTAAGGGCGGAGCGTATTGGTTTCGTTGTTCAAGGTGCGGAAGGACAGTTCCCGATGTTCGGAATGGCGGTTGGGATTATTGCCCATCGTGCGGCTCAAGGATGGTGGAAGATGGTACTGATTAAGACGATGAATATGCCGACATCGTGCGGAGTGTGTAAATTCCATTCATACGGGGCGATAAACGAATTTGAGGTGTGGTGTTTGCTCACGGGTGAAAAGATTGGTCACTATGACGATTGCAATGTGCTGAACAAACGCAGAGCGGATTGCCCGTTGATATTTGTAGAGCCGGTGCGGTGCGCAGATTGCTTTGTTCCGTGCTATTACAACCTTGAAGACGATGACTCTATTTGCAGAGATTGTGAGGTGGGAGAATGAACGAGCCTGTTGTAAATGCGAATAGAATATGCGAACAGTACACACTAATCTTCAAACACGAAATCAACGACAATGGGAAGTCGTACAAAATAGAAGAACCAATAATCGCAAGGTGTGTGCTTCCGTTAACAAAACCGTACTCAAGAGATGTGATCCCAACACCGTACATTTATGACAAAGTTGTTGCAGACCTTGTGCGGGTAATTCGTGAAAGGATTGAAGAAGGATGAGCAGAGAAGAAGTGTGCAGGGAATTACTAAGAAAGATTGCTGAAGAAGCGGACGGGTTAACGGCAAACGAGGTTATTGCATTGTGTCTTGAAGACATAGCCGTATCCCTTGCACAGATTGCAGACGCTTTATGGACAAAGGTAACGATTAAGCTGGATGGAGATGGAGTTGGATACACATTAGATGGGAGACAGGTCAAATGAGAAAGCACAACATTGAAATCGTGGCTGTATTGACAGTCATACTGGTTGTTGCACTTATTGCAACCGCCTGTAACTACAATATCGTGGACACCAAATGGACATTCAACTATGCCTATATCACCTTCCCGGATGGACACATAGAAGAGGTGGAAGTGAAGTCATGGGCAGAAGACCAAACGAGCGTCACAATCACGGCAAAGGACGATAACATATACTGCGTTTCTATGCACAACTGTCTGCTGACAAAGGACAGATGGGAAGGGTTCGGTGAGTAAATGAAAGTAGTTTTAGATCGTGGAGCATTTTCTCCGGAAAGAGCACATGGAACAGATGCCGGACTGGATCTCCGGTCTCCGAAGGATATTACGGTTCCTGCGCATGGCAGCGCAGTCATCGATACCGGTGTGCACGTAGAGATCCCCTTCAGCTGCGCAGGGTTCCTGAAGAGCAAGTCCGGACTTAACGTCAAACACGGCATCACGTCAGAGGGAGTCATCGACACCGGATACACAGGATCCATCGTGGCGAAACTGTACAACAATTCCGCAAAGGACTATCACATCAAACGTGGCGACAAGATCACTCAGTTGGTGGTTATGCTTATCGGCCTTCCGGATGTGGAGTTGGTAGACAGTCTGGAAGAGACGGAGCGTGGGGAGCACGGATTCGGGAGCACCGGGAAATGAGCAGAGAAAAGAAGCCAGTCGTAATGACCAAGGCAAAAGTAAACAGACTCAAACAAGATATCACGTACAAGACCCTGGTCATGTTCATTGCATGTGCGATGGACGAAATGGACTGGGGAATGGATCAGGTTTCAGACTTCTCCGTGAGGCTAAAACGATACATGGAAGCGGTGGATACTCACCTCCTGAGCATTCATAAAGTCGCACAGATCGTTGAGGAGGTCACGGGAATGGAAATCAGAAAGGACTTTAAATGAACACATTGACATGCAAGAGATGCGGACAGCAGGTAGTCTTGCTGAACACCCCTAAAGGAAAGGGTATCGTCTGCAGCCTACCGGCGATCAGATTCACGCACAAGGTAAACGGGAAAGACAAGGTCATATCCGTAAACGGAGAGACTCTCAAGGGAACCATATCGCCGGAAGGAGAAGAGTGGGGATTCATCCCGCATGAATGCAAATGATTAAGTCTCCTTGCTACAAATGTGAGAAGCGGTACCCAGGGTGTCACGCCAAGTGTGAGTCGTATCTGACATTCAGAGAACGGAAAGACAAAGAAAACCTGAAGATGAGAGAGGACAGAGGGTTCAGTAACCCCGACATGTACGTCGGATATGCTATATATGGGCCGTCATGGAGCAAAAAAGAGAAATAGGTATAACTTATCGACAAAAAAGAAAGGTCGCTTAAATCGGAGATTTTGGGGGAATTATGACAGAGACAGTAAGAACGCTAATAGAAGCTTCTAAGACCATAGAAGGGGAACACAAGGCTTACATCGGAGCCTACATGAACGAAAAGGACGGGATACAGATGGTGACTGCAGGAGCCGATGCAGAGACGACATTCCTACTGGCGAATATCATTATTCAGACTGCAATAGGACTCGGTCTCCAACCCAAGTATTACTGGTCTACGCTTCGTGGAGCATTCAAATACATGCTGCGCAAACTGAAGGGCAAGGAAATCGGCACAGTCCATATGATCAATGCAAGAGATTTGGAGAAAGATTGAGGGCTCTAAGGGCCAATACGAAGTATCCAACTATGGCAGAGTGAGAAACGCTTGGACGGGAAGGATCCTTAAGCAGTCGGGAAAACGTCCAATAGTCTGCCTGTCAGGATACATCCACAAAACATGTCAGGTGAGCAGACTCGTAGCCAAAGCCTTCCTCGGCGATGGATGGGTCTATCACATAGACGGCAACCAAAGCAATAACCACGTAGATAACCTGGAAGTGAAATGAGTTACATTCATTTAGGGGGATCTAAAAGTCCGGTAGGATTCTGCCACCTTCACAAGAAGACTCTTTCTTTAAGGCAGATGAAAAAGAAAGAGTGCCTGGCGAAAGAGTGCCATTGGTTAGAAAGGTACAAGGATCACCACTACTGGATAGAGAGGGCAAAACGAAAAGAGTTGGCGAAGGCCAGAAGAATGGAGAAAAAATGATTCAGGAAATGGAATGGGAAATCGTAAACATTAAGCAGCAAAACAAGGGCGCTGCGCACCACGGATGTGTCTATTTGTCGAAGACGAGCAAGAGCACTCCAATAAACATTTTTAACGTTTCAGGCGACATCGCCAGTGAGCTTGGATGGGAAGGCAAAACAAGAGTCAACCTTTATAGGGCAGGATCTAAGATGTTTATGCTTAGTCCTTCCAATACCGGGCTTATCACTATTAGAAAAGACGGCAACCGCCTTAAAGCCATATCATGGCAGCTCTGTGCAGAACTCCATCCGGATGTCAACGGAACAGAATTCAAGGCGTGGGTCGACGGGAAGAACCTTTATTTCAAAGCAGAATGAGGTGAAAGTATGAGATACAAAGTCGGTGAGATGGTGACGGTCGTAGACCCAAAAGACACAAGGGATCTCCACCCAAAATTTCTGAATGCTATGGATGTATACATCGGTAAAACATTCAGGGTGGAGGGTGTTGCCTCGGAAAATGTCTACATACTCGAAGATGCCCCCTTCATCTGGAATGGGGTTTGGTTGAAACATGCCAGCGAAGAAATTGACGAAGAAATTGACAAGGTGATCTTCAATCCCCCGGCAACCATCATCCTCTGGGCAGACGGAACCAAAACTGTAGTGAAGTGCTCAGAAGACGATGACTTCGACGAGGAGGTAGGATTCGTTACGGCCTACGCCAAGAAAAAGTATGGGGACGGATTCAACAGTTTCGTAAAGAGACAGGTAAAGAACGCCGAAAGACAGGAACAAACACAAGTTGTATCAGCCTTCGGATGCCTGTTCTCCCGCATAAAGAAAGGGTAATAAATGCAATCTTTTAAAATAAGCTCCACAACAGACACAGTCCAGAGAATCATGCAATTCGCCCTGGATAACTGCGCTTACAAAGTAGACCTCTCCATCCACGTTGGAGTAGAAGAGCCCACAACTTATTCCTGCAACATCGAAGGATTTGCAATGGAGAGCCTGCATGCCACCAAAGACTAAGAACCCGGACATAACCATAACCGTCTACAACCCGGAAGTAACACAAGACTACTCACGCTTCAGTGAGCCCGTTGAATTCTACGCAATCGCTATTCCAAAGGAGAAACATAATGCCAAAGAAAGAAACCAAGGCTATAGTCAAACACAAAACCTATAACAACTCACCCGTCATAGGGAAGAACGCAGGGGAACTCTTCGAGAACGAAGACGAAAAGAAAGCCTTTACCTCTAAGGCCCTATCAGAAGCAATGGAATACTTCCACGTTACAAGGGTCAAAGGAAACGAAGAATTCATCCAACGTACTGAAGACTACTTCTCTAGATGTATCCAAAGGGGTATTAAGCCTACTTGGGAAGAATTCTCCATCGCTATGGGCACTACTGTACAAACTCTTTGGGATTGGGAACACGGGAGAAGGGCCACGATTGACGCCGAACTCATCAAAAAAACTCGCCAATATATGGCCGTTTTTGACGCAAAACTGGTCGCAGAAGGCAAATTAAACCCGGTTACGTACATTTTCCGGAGCAAAAACTTCTACGGCATGAAAGACCAACAGGAGCATATTCTCACGCCGAATGCCGGTGAGACCGTAGATGCTAAGATGCTGCTCGACGAGGCTGAACTGCTGCCCGAAGACGAATAAATCTTGGATAATGCACAGAGTTATGCGATAGATATGCAACAAAGTGTCCTCGATTCCCGGGGAAGTATCAAGGAGAATGCATAAAGTAATGAATAAAGAGAAGAAGAAGATGACGTTTAGAGAGGCTTTGAGGAGTGCCCTGAATGACAACGACCTATCATTTACGAATCTAGCGGAAGCGAATGATATGAGTGTTAACCAGATGGTAGGATACCTATGCATGGGCAAGATGAACGCAGTAGGAACGTACTTATCGAAGGTGGGGCTGAGTCTGCAGATCGTTAGCAAACATGACAGGTATACTATCCTGCCGAAAGAATGGGAGTCGAGTCCTGATGTAATTTCGGCGGAAGACGAAGGTGTCATAATCGAGGAATAAAAAAATAACCCCCTGAAAGAGAGAATAGATCTCTCAATCAGGGGGTTTGTACGTGCGGGGGATCATTAGACATCCACTCCGATGGAATGGTAAGCATACCACTTGCCATGCAGCAGGGCGGGTTTGTACCAGTTAGTGAAGTGCTGCCCGGTGCAGTCGTACTGGCTAGGTTGGCAGACGAGGTATTCGTTCTGCTCGAACCATTCTTCCACATCCTCTTTGGTCTTGCACCACTCAGGAGCCTCGATCTTGAGGATGTAGGACGGAGCGTCGTCTTCATATATGCACCGCCGGTCTTTTAAGGGCTTGTTCTGGAATCTGCGGATCTCTGCCTTTATCTCCTTGATGTGCTCTTCCCTGCGGGGTTCACGCTCGAGGTTTAACTTGAGCAGCAGGTATGCCATTTCCAGATTTCCTTTATTGATAGTGAACATAGTGGTCTCCTTTCTACCAGTTAGCGATAAGGTTCATGGCATTGAAGTTGATGGTTCTCATCTCGGTCTTGCGTTGAGGTTTGTAAGACTCACCGCCTAATCCCTCGATCAGTCTGTCGATGTCTTCCTGGTCTACCATCGGCACATCCACATAAGATGTCTTACCCTGGTTCAGGATTCCGGTACCGTGTTCGGGCAGCGCCTCAGCACCAGTCTTGCCGACGATCTGCCTGGACTCAATGGGGGAGTTGCACTTCAGCGCCAGTCTGCAGGACATATTCTGCATGAAGGGGCCGGACAGCGTAGTCCTGGACGGATCCTGAGTGCATGCGATGATGTGGATATGTGCAGCTCTTCCTAATCTGCCGATGGTCACGAGAGGTTCGAGGCATCCCTTGTACTGGATGAAGTCTGCCAGTTCGTCGATGACGACGTAGATGTGGCCTTCCTCAGTCTCCTTGATGTGCTTCTTCTGCATCACTTCATATCGATCATACATAAGGTCTACGATCCACTGCAACTTTCTCGGGGCATTCTCCGGCCTGTCGACATACCCGATGCAGGTGGGCAAGTCTCTCCAGTCGATGAGTTCCACCATCTTCATGTCGAAGTAGAGGAATCTCGTGCCATCGCCTCTTTCGAGGCCCTCGAGCATGGCGGTGTAGATGATGCCGTTCAGGGTCACGGACTTGCCGCAACCCGTGGAACCGGCGATTAAGATGTGGGGTGAAGTGAGCATGTCACTGTAGAGAGTGGGTACATTGAATTCCATAATAGCCTCCTTTACTTCAGGAACAGGTCAGCCCACAGGGGCCGGGTGATAACTTTATTGCGAACGCATTCGTTCTCTCTTGCGTACTCGATGGTCTTCTGGTTTCTTTGGTATGTGTCCTTGCCGGTCTTTCGACCAACGCCTCGACCATCTCCCTCATATACGGTGATGAAGTACACCGCATTACGGTCGAGGATTTGCTGGTGGAGCGCCTCCATCGTCTCGTCATCATCGATGACATTCAGGACGTTTGAGCAGATGATGATGTCGTACCGCTTGCTCAGGTCTGCGTCCGGAGCCCAGTATGGGTCATATCCGGTGTAGTGGAAGCCCTTGCTCTCCACGAACTCTTTGATGTGGTCGGTGTATCTGCCGCATCCGATATCGAGAAGCCTTACTCCTGTGCGCACATTATCCCAGTCGATCTTGTTGTAGATGGCTGGGAGTTTCGTCTTGTTGATGCTCGTTCCCTTGCTGGTGATGGTCTGCATTGTTATTCCTCCTTGTACACATAAACTCTCATGGTGTATTCTGCGGCGATGAGCAGGTCGACCTCGTAGTCGTCGTACTCATCTATGAGGCGCTGTGCCTCGTCTGCGCATGCCAGGGTAACGCAGGAGTCTGCGTCGATGACCTCGATCCTCGACCATGCGTCATATACTTTTCTGATGTCCTTTACCTTCATCGCTATTCTCCTCTCTTTGAATAGATGCCCTCATAATAAGCGTCTGCGTCTGCTATCAACTCTCCCTGCTCGAGGTCTTTGATGTAGTTGCCCAGGTCTAGGAAGCACTCAAAGTCCTGGGCCATCTCTTCTCCGCCATCGATGAGCAGTATCAGAGTCTTGGCGGGGATATTCACTTCCCACTGGAAGTCATGCTCACCGTCATCCGACTGAGTGTAGACTAGGGGCACATGCTCGAGGTCTGTGAAGTCGGGCTCTATCGCAGGGCGGTCTGTAGCGTACTCGTCTACGCCAAACTCAATCTTAAGGAACTCTTTGATGCACTCCATCAGGTAACCATGTCCGTTAACGGTCTGCCCGATGTTCTTCCCGTCTACGTACCAGGTGGTACTGCCTTCAAGATATTCTCTGAAACTCATCTTCTTGCCTCCTCAATAATTGCGTTTGCTACGGCGATAGCGTCTTCCTCGGTGAGCGTGACTCCCTTGGTCATGTGTTCCTTATCAGGGCTCCAGTCCCTGATGTCGTAGCGAGGTGGGGCTCCATTCCAGGAGACCAGGTTCAGTTCTCTCGTCCATCCAGTATTAGATGTTCTCAGTGTTGCCAGGTGTTTCTTGATTTCAAATACGAAGTCCATCTTGCTTCCTCCATTCATTCACTGTGTAAGTCACCAGTTCCATTAACTCTTCATAACTGTCAGCCTCGAGCGGGTAGTCGTAGGGCAGCAGAATCATGTATCTACCGCCCACGACTGTGAAGATTCCCATCGTATGCTCGAGGTAATACTCGAGTTCGTTCACTAATACACACCTCCTTGCTTGTACAGGTCCTCGATCATGGCGGCCTTGCTATCGCAAGCCACGTTGATGGACTTGGTGCAACCGCTCTCATACTCGACTATGAGTTCCTCGTCGCTGTGATACTGCCCGTTGTCATCCACATAGGGCCGCTCGTGTTTGTGATAGGTGATGTATCGAATGCCGCAGTTGGCGGCTACCATAGTAGGCTCGAGCCATTCCTTTACCCATTCTGCTTTATTCATTGCTATTCCTCCTCCTTGCTTACTACGTTGTCGCAGTACAGACCGCCGGACTTGTACGCTCTGCTCATAATGTACAGAAATGTGTCCATCAGGTCTGCGAAGCGCTCATCCTCTTCGGCGTACCATTCCACATCTTCATCGACAGGATTCATGTCTCCGTAGGCGATATCACCATCGGCAACTCCAACGGAGAGCCAGGACATGAATACGTTCTCATCGTTGACCTGTCTTGCGATGAACTCCATCGCCTTTACCATCTTTACTCGTTCGATCTTGTTCATTGTTTTCTCCTCCCTATCCGATAATGCATACATACTCATATCCGAATCTTGTCTCGACCCATTCATAGATCTGTGCGAACCATCCGCATCCGCACTCGATATCCTGCCGTGTCTTCTCAGCCTCCGCTATAGTCCCCTTGAAGACCACGCCGGTCTCAAGTTCATCGGTCAGGTAAACCACCATGTACTGTGCCATTGTCATTCCTCCTTATAGTCCTAATGCCTCAAGGTCGAGGCCTTCTTCCAGGTCGCACAGGCGACCACACATAGCCTCATCAGCGAGGCAGGTAATCTCATAGTCATCGAGTTCCGGGAACTCTCTTCTCAGGTATGCCATAATGGCGGCATATATCAGGGTCTGTTCTGCGCTTTCCAGTCTGCAGATGTGCATCGTTCTCATTTGTGCCTCCTGTTGTATATGCTCAGTGCTATGTTTGCGATTGCTCCGAGGAGCAGGAGGGCAATGAAGCCCTCCATGCTCAGGTAGTTAGGATCTGTCATCGGGCTCATTGTCTTGCCTCCTAGTGCTTATGGAATGCGATGGTCTGACCGGACTTCACCTGCCAGCATCCAACGCCTCTACATGCGCAGTCTGTGCAGTTGCCTCCGCAGATGAGCCATTCATCCGGCACCGTCTCCATGTCCTTGGTAATGACCGCCGTCTCCGGGAAGTTGTGCGGGTTATCAGGCTCGAGGCCTTCCCATCCGGAGAAGAGGATGTGCAGGTTTTCAGGCCATGCCTCGACCGTCTCATAGACCTCGTTCACTATCTCGTACTGCTTTGTGAAGCAGAGGAACTCACAGTGCGGGTTATCGATGGCCTCATGGACCATCATGTTGCAATAGTCCACATCGGGGATGTCTCCGCTCACGAAGTACCGGAAGTACCTTGCCATCCGGAACTCGTTGTGCAGGGTTGACCAGTAGGTCGCCGGGTCCTCGTTGTACAGTCTCCAGTTGTCGTCCCATGCCTTGTGAGTGCTGGGGTACATCTTGTAGAACTTGAGCGCATAGCAGCCATCGGTTGCGCATGGTGCTCCAGGTCTGCAGGTGATAACGGGAGGGAAGCTCGTGTTTGCAATGCTTCCGATTTTTCTATTTCCTTTGCTAATGAGTGCCATTGTTTTATCCTCCGTATTCTGATAGAATAGGGGAGGCGTCATTGCCTCCCCTTGTGCTTCGTGGTTGTTGTGCTGGGCTTGTGCGTGGCGCCTTTACTTTGCCGCCGTTACGCCCTTGAATCTCTTGGTCGCCGTCTTCGTGGTGAACTTTTCCTTTGCCGCCTTGGGATCCATGCCCAGGGCTTCGGCGATTGCGTCCCAGTCGGTGGCGCTCGTGGTTGCGTCGATGTAGGTGACGGTGTACAGCCCATAGGTGCTGGTCTCGTTGCCCGTCAGTTCGTCTACATCCTTGCGAAGTCCGTCGTAGACCTTCTTCGCTGCATGGTACTTCTCATGTGCCTCCATGAGTGCTCTTACGGTGTTGATGTTCTTTCTTTCAATCGTCATTGTGGTTACCTCCTTCGTAACTGCTATGACCTATAACTTATTAGGCAATGTGCCTTGGGCGGGACTTTTGAACGGTTCCCGTGGGCCGTCATGTTATTCTGTTGTGTCGCACGTGTGCAGTGTATCCATTGGGATAATCGCAGGGTCCTGCACTGAGCAATGAGACCTTGTTAACTCATTGCCTGTTGTTTATACTCGTGTCTTCCTATCTAGCCTCCATTGTTGTGACTATTGCCTTGCTGTGTCGGTGTCGTTCTAGGGCCCTTTTTCGGCTTTGGTATCACCGTCCAGACTTACGGACTCGCCTGCTGTTCATCTAGCCTTACACCTTCCGACACACTAGGGGCAATGCCCTTGCAATGGGCCCCTTGGGTCGAGTTATTCTGTTGTCAAGGTGCCACGGGCTTACGTATGTGCGCCATCATTCCTTAGACGTTTCCTCTTATCTATTCACACGTACCGCCGACTCTCGCCTGCCCCGTCTCGCTTGCCTCCTCTCTCTCGGGGCTTTCCCGTATTTCCTTTTTACGCCTATATTATAAGCCCCCCCGAGGGGCGTTTGTTCAACCGTGGGTAACCCATCCAACCTCCCCAAAATGTAAAAACGATTTACAAAACAACATCTCTGTGATATATTACTTTCGGGAGGTAAGACGCATGGTGATAAACGATTTCAACGAAGACGTAAAGGAGATTTTGGCTAAGAGAGGGCAAAGCAAGGCCGATCTAGCAAGGGCATGTGGGCTAAGTTACAACACAATGGACACAGCGATAAGGTCTGCCGGAGTAACGAGGGGATACGTAGAGATATGCGAGTATCTTGACTACGACATAAAAATTCGGTACGTTAATGGCGACGGGAAGTTGTTGAACGATTTCAGAGAAGATATCAAAGATCTTGCGGCGGGGAGGTACCTATCCGACATTGCATACGGAATGGGTATGAGTAGGCAGTTGCTAGACGGAAGGATAAAGCACACTGCTGTGAACAAAGCGTTTTTATCCCTGTGCGGGAAGTTGGGCTATGATATCGAACTAGAGTACGTAAAGAAGAACTGAATTGAAGGTTAGACCGTGAAGAGCGAGGTCCTTAAATGGGCCTCGCTTTTTTATTTTGTCACGCTTGCGTGGCTATGGAGGGACTATGAATTTAGACGAAGCGTTGGGGAGATTCCGTAGAGCGGGGAAGAGGGAAGAGTGGTTCCAGTGCATACAGGCCATTTATGAAGAGGATAAGGGAAGGGGAAGCGAATACATTCCCGAATTCCGGCGTGAAATGAAAAAGGTTGTTTCAGCGGATCCGGAGAAAATCATGAATTTGTTAAAGAGGAGTTATCTTTTAAGGGCGAAAGACTCCTTTGACGAGTACATGATCTATTTAGAGTGGAATCGTGAGCCTCAGAAGAGGTTTTGGCTTCCCAGGAGAAAGGTGCTGTTGCCTGTTTGTAAAGAGATGCAAGCCCTGGTAGATGACGAGCTTGACCTGTTAGCGGTGAGTCTGCCTCCGGGAACGGGGAAATCCACCCTGAAGCAGTACTTATTATCGTGGCAGATGGGTAAATATCCTGATAAACCCAATCTGGACTCAGGTCACTCTGGAGCGATGACGAAATCCACCTATAACGGTGTGCTGCAGATTCTGACCGACACGGAATATCTGTGGGGAGAGGTGTTTCCGGGCATGCAGATCATCACGGATGCGAAGGAATTAAGGATCGATGTAGACAAGAGGCACAAATTCTCGACTCTTACGTGCAGATCCATTGATGGATCCTTGACCGGTGCGACCCGATGTGAAGGGATCCTGAGCGCAGACGACCTTGTAAGCGGCATAGAAGAGGCCATGAGCAAGGAAAGACTCATTTCCAAGTACGACAAGTACGCAAACGACCTGAAATCCCGTAAAAAGATGAACGCAAAGGAGCTGCACATTGCAACACGTTGGAGCGTACACGATGTTATCGGCAGATTAGAGGTCGAAAATGCCGAAAATCCCCGGGCGAAGTTCATTGTGATCCCTGCTTTAGATGAAAACGGTGAATCGAACTTCAATTACGACTTTGGAGTGGGGTTTGATACGGATTATTTCCTCGATATGAAGAAAAGCCTGGATTCCGTCTCTTTTCAGGCGCTGTTTCAGAACCAGCCCATCGAAAGAGAGGGATTGCTGTACGACATCACGGCTCTAAGAAGGTATTTGTCGCTTCCCGAGGACGAAAACGGCGTGATTCCGCCCGATGCTGTATTGGCGGTAGTGGATACTGCGGAAGGCGGCGGAGACGACACGGTCATGCCGGTATTTGCGGTCTATGGCGACAATCATTATCTGGTTGACATTGTCTGTTCAAATGCAGCGCCGGGTGTAACGGACAGTTTGCTAGCCAAGACTCTGGTCAAGCACAAAGTGAATCAGGCGGAATTCGAGTCCAACTCTGCAGGAGGCAGGACAGCGGACAAGGTAGACGAGTTGGTGCGTTCGATGTGCGGATTCACGCACATATCCAAGCGAAGAACGACGCAGCACAAGGAGACCAAAATCATCGTGGAGTCCGACTGGGTGCAAGACCACGTATTATTCCCTGAAAATGTCGAGCGTGGAAGCATGATGGATCAGGCGATCAACAAACTGTGTTCCTATACGATGATGGGCAAGAACAAGCACGACGACGTGCCGGATGCTTTTGCCATGTATGCGCAGTTTTTCCGCAGAAATATCCTCCGAGAGGTGAAAATTCTCGACCGGAGGCGGTATGGAATATGATTTTTATCAGCACTTTGCCTCAATATTGAAAATTTTGTGATAAAAAGAGGATAAGAGATTCTTTTGTTATCCTCTCATGATTTATCTCCCAGGCCCTGCCGGTCGGGCTAAAGACCGGCTCCCATCCCGTATGATCGATATCCGAGAAGAAGACGACGTGATCGATGCGATAAACGCCGTCCTGAATAACAAAGGAATAGCGGAAGTCAAGAACGAAAAGAAAGCAGGAAAAGACAACCTAGTTGTCGTCGAAATATCCAGAACGTTAAAGACAAAAAGACCTTAGGCGGAAGTGCGGCCTTAAGGATAAGCCAGAAGTGTGGGCGTTTAGCTCACACTTTTTTTATTTATCTATGGCGAAACAGACATTTGGCAGAACCGTCATCTACACCTCGGTAGATGAGGTCACAAGAGAAAACATCGTAGAACTGGTCAGTAATGCCGACAGCGTACATGAGGAGAACGCCTCAGACATCGAGTACCTGTACAACTACTACCGTGGCGACCAGCCCATCTTAGAGCGAACGAAAGAAGTCCGGCCCGAGATCAACAACATGATCGTCGAGAACCGGGCGAAGGAGATCGTAGATTTCTGGGTAGGGTATGCATTCGGCGAACCGATCCAGTACATCGGTCGAGGGGATGTAGATTCCGAAAAGATCGCACGGCTGAACAACTTCATGCTTTCCGAGGACAAGGAGAGCAAGGACGTTGAACTGGCGACCTGGCAGATGATATGCGGCACCTCTTACCGGATGTGTTTGCCCGATGACGGCAGACCGGACGGAGTCGAGAGATTTGAACTCGAAGAAGAGGAATGCCCGATTGAAATCTACACCCTGAATCCGCAGAACACGGCTGTCGTGTATTCCTCCGGCATCGGCAACAGGCCGATGTTCGCCTACATCAAGACCACGAACGCAGAAAACGAGATGGTCTACGAAGGCTACACGAGAGACGCATTCTTCCGGATCGTAGCAGACGAACTCGAAACGTGGACACCGCATGCCTTAGGAAGGATTCCCATCATCGAGTATCCGGCAAACGAGGCAAGGCTTGGGGCCTTTGAGATCGTCCTGACTATGCTCGATGCGATCAATGACCTCGATTCCAACAGACTGGACAACGTCGAAGAAATCGTACAGGCGCTGATCGTAGCCACGAACTGCACCTTCCCGGAAGGAACGACTCCTACGAGCCTGAGGCAGCAGGGCATCGTGACCTTGACCTCTGCGGACGGGATGGAGCAGAAACTGCAGCTCCTCACGGAGAAGATCGACCAGTCTCAGACGCAGGAACTCAAGAACGACCTGTACGACTCCGTTCTTACCATCTGTGCGATGCCCAACCGTAACGGAGGCGGCAGCACGAAGGATACCGGCGTAGCAGTCATCTATCGAGATGGATGGAGCGCTGCAGAGACCCGGGCGAAAAAGATAGAGATGACCTTCAAGAAGAGTGAAAGGGAATTCCTCAAACTCGCTCTATCCATCTTGAGGGCATCCGGTGGTTTAGACCTTAACTTCTCTGACCTTGAGATCAAGTTCACGAGAAGAAATTACGAAGGCCTCGAACAGAAGGCCGGAGTTCTCGACAAACTCCTTTCCAATCCGAAGATCGCACCCAGACTTGCGTTCATGGTGTCGAATCTGTTCCCGGATCCCGAGGAGGCCTACAGAGAATCTCTCCCATTTATCGAGGGAGCCGAAGTCAACCCGGCGGAAGAAACCGCCATCGAATAGTTGGTCTAGGGAAAGACCTTAATCACGCACTCAGACAGGGAAGTCTATAAAACGCAGGAGAACTTATGAAACTTGACACCACCCAGATCGAAAACTTTGACTCCATGAGTCCTGACGAAAAGGTCGCTGCTCTTTTAGGACTGGATCTTCCAGACGTGGATGAACTCCAGAAAGAACTGAAGAGCAACAAAGACCTTCTCAGCAAGCGCAATTCGGAGATCGCCGCCCTTAAGAAAGGAAAAGACGAAAAACTCTCCGAAGCAGAAAAGGAAGCGGCAAGCGTAAAGGATCAGCTGGACGAACTGAACGGCAAGTACAACGCCCTGATGAAGGAAGCCTCCATCAGCAAATTCAAAGCCAAGTACATCGCCCTCGGTTATTCGGAAGAACTCGCCACCGCAACCGCAGAAGCCCTGGCTGACGGCGACATGGACACCGTACTTGAGAACGGAATGACCTACCGCACGGATCTCGAGAAGACCATCAAGGCGAACGTCTTAAAGGATACTCCCCATCCGAAAGAAAAGGACACCGGAGGCAAGAAGATGACCAAGGACGAGATCATGAAGATCAAGGATCCCTCTGAGCGTCAGAAGGCTATCGCAGAAAACATCGAACTATTTCAGTGAAAGGAATTAAACAATGGCTGTAGTTACTAATACCACTACCACTGCTCAGTTCGCAAACGTAAGCATCAAGGAGATCGATTTCGTCTCCCGTTTCGAGCACAACTGGCAGTCCCTGATCGACATCATGGGCATTTCCCGCCCCATCCGTAAAACTCCCGGCACCAAACTGGTATCCAACGTCGCAAGCATCACCCTGCAGCCCGGTACCGTTGCTGAAGGTGACGAAGTACCCCTGTCTCAGGCAACTGTGACTCCTGTCGCATATGCGGACATCGCTCTGAAGAAATATCGCAAGAGAGTCACCGCTGAGGCCGTCGACAAGTACGGTGCTGCTATCGCCGTTCAGAAGACCGACGATGCGCTGATCAACGAACTGACCGACAACGTCCTGACCGACTTCTACACCTTCGCTCAGACCGGTAACGCAACTGGCACCGCCACCACGTTCCAGGAAGGTATCGCACTTGCTATCGGCAAGGCTGTAGACAAGTTCAAGACCCTGCATCTGGACTTCTCCAGAGTTGCGGTCTTCGTCAACACTCTGGACTTCTATTCCTATCTGGGCACCGCTCCCATCACCATCCAGACCGAGAACGGTATCCAGTACGTGAAGGACTTCATGGGTGCTGACACCATCTTCATCACGTCCGATATTCCCTCCAAGACCATCGTTGCTACTCCGGTCGACAACATCGTCCTGTACTACATCGATCCGTCCGACAGCGACTTCAAGGAACTGGGTCTGGACTACACCACCGGCAATGGCCCGACCAACCTGATCGGTGTCCACAAGGAAGGCGTGTACGACAGAGTTTCCGGAGACACCCACGCACTCATGGGTATGGTTCTGTGGGCGGAGTACCTCGACGGCATTTCCGTAATCAGCCTTTAGTAGGAGGGCACCATGTCTACTGAAGAAAAGCTCGTCATGCTGAAGACCTTCCTCGGCAACCCCGAAGGTGAGGACGACCTGCTTACGGCGTATCTGGAGATGGCTGAAACGGAGATTCTCAACTGGCTCTATATCCGGTCTGAGGTTCCCGAAGATGTCACGTTTCCGACAAAGTACGACATGGTGCACATCCAAGCCTGTGTTGCCGGATTCAATCTGCAGGGTGCGGAAAATCAGGGATCTCACTCCGAGAACGGCATTTCCCGCACCTTCAGATACTCCGATATGGTCGGATACATCCACGGTCACGTTCAGCCCTTCGTGGGGGTGATCTGATGAGGTCTTTACAGAGAAACAAACAGACCATCTACTACGCACTCTATCAGAGAGCACAGGAAACCATCGACTCGGACGGCCTCCGTACCGGTCAGTACGAACCCTCTTACAGCGATCCTGTCGAATACAAAATCAACGTGTCGGCAGCAAGAGGCAACGCTGGGGTGGAGATGTTCGGTATCGACACGGACTATTCGAGAACGATGGAGACCTGCGACCTGAACTGTCCTATCAGCGAGACTTCTGTTCTGTGGATCGGAAAAGCCCCGAACGGGAACGACTTCAACTACCGGGTAACCGCAGTCGCTAAAAGCCTGAACTCTATCACCTATGCAATTCAAGAGGTGAAGACGTGAAAGTAAAGGCCACTATCAGTCGTGCAACCATTGCGTCTATGGCTCGTGGACTTGAGAGAGAGACGGACAATATCCTCAAACTCACACAGCAGGAACTTGAAGAAATCGCAAAAGACGGGGCTGACTACGCAAAGCGGTTAATCCAGAACGAGGTTGAATACGACGGAAGTGTGGACGAGTCTCAGGTGGACGTCACCATGACCCCAACGTCGAAGTGGAAATGGGAAGTTTTGATGTACGGCCCTGCCGCCGCCTCAATCGAGTACGGTTCAACCAGTAACGGAAAACATGACTACTGGTTCTTCGGAGGACGGGGACGTCAGGAAATCGTCCTTCGTGCGGGCGGCTCCCATGCCCGTTACGAACGTGTTATCCGGCGTGAAGGCTTCACCGAAAGGTGGATGGGGCGTGGCGCTAACGGCTTCGGGCGTCAAGAGTACAGCAAGTTTGTTCCCTACGAAACTGCGAGTAGGCATAGAGACAATGAAGGCAAATGGCGCTTGAACGATCCGGTCAGGGTTAAGGGCGGAGAGAAAGACCGTTTGTTGAATACCGACCCAAGCAAGCCGGAAAAGCGGATCTCTGGGGGAGCAAACGAATATAAGGTTCACCGTTACGTGCACGATCCAAAGATGAAGAAATGGGTCGACAAGAGCGGGAAAGAACGTGGCGCCGGTTATGCAACGACATTGGTCGAAAAGCCGGATTCCTATATTACGAAGGGCAATAAACCAAACAACGTAATGAAACGAACCTTCGAGTACATGGTAGACGAGGTTGAGAAACTCACGAAATGATCGACATCGAAAACAAAATCATAAATACCATTGCCGAGGCGCTTCCGGACATAAAGGTTTATTCGACTTTTGAACTTAACCCTGAGGAATTCCCGTGCGTAATGGTCGACTACGAGTACGCAGGAGACTACGCAAACTCCTTCGACGAGCAGTTGTCCCCGCATCACGCAAGGATATCCGTTCAGATCGACACCTTCGCCCTCAGCAAGGACCAAGCGAAGCAGACGAACACAACAGTCGTAAACGCCATGCACGGCATGAAGTTCCGTTGCACGGACTCTGTGAACTGGGGCCAGTACTCAGGGGGCATCCATCGTATGACATCCCGGTTTTCTGCCGTAGTGCAGGAGGCCCAGGACATAAACGGCAACACAGTATATCAAATGTATCGCAACTAACTCTTTTCAGGAGGAACAAATATGGCAGTAGAACTTTCAACCGCAGGGATCCTCGTCAAATGGGCTGTAGAAACGACCGCAGGGACCAGACCTGAGACCGGTTATACCGAACTGGTCGGCGTCAAGTCCATCTCCGAGTACAACCCGGAGCCCAACATGCTGGACAAGACCCCGCTGAAGGAAACCAAAGCCCACTCCTACATTCCCGGCCTGTGG